TATCCTGGGGGTAAATCCCGTATCGCATGGTATCTTTTTGATGAAGATATGGTACCCGAAAATATCAGTGAGTACCGAGAAGGTTTCCTGGGTGGTGGTTCTTGTGCTCTGACATTCAGTTCTATGAATCCAGACACCCCTGTATGGGTTAACGACCTGTTCTATGAGTTATATTGTTTCTGGATTCAGTTGCAATCAGACCCAACACGACTCCATGCGGCTGCTCATGAAGTGAAGGACAATTGTGGTGATACCTTGGAGGATCATAAAAAAGAATATCTTCGTATCAAGGACCTGTTCGACAATCCCGGTGATGACTTTGACCGTGCTTTGTCATTCTATTGTCTCAACCGAATGAGTTTCGGTGGGATGATTGGTGGGGGTAGTAACTTCACTGGTGATTCCTTCCGAGGTAAAATCTTCGACCGTAAAAAGATTGATAATCTGTTGAAGGTCTCCAAGATTATGCAACATTGGAAGATTACTAACATCGATTACAGGGAGTTGATGAAGGCTCCGGGTGAAGATGTGTTTGTATTCCTCGACCCACCTTACAAGATCAAAGATATGTTGTATGGTAAGAGTGGTGATATGCACAAGACATTTTCTCATGAAGAGTTTGCACAAGCGTGTCGTGAGTGTAACCACAACTGGCAAATCACCTACAACGATGACCCTTCCCTTCGTAAGTTATTTGAGGGATACACTATGGAAACCTTTGAGTTTACTTACTCACTGGCACACAGACCTGACTCAACAAATAAGAACAAGAAAGAGGAGTTACTTGTCCTAAACTATACACCCCAAAGGGACAATAGGGGGGTGCTACCTTTCTAAAACTCTAAATAATGAAGTTAAATAAACTTCCTTATAAAAATGGATTGGAATGCCGACCATATGGTCGAAGTGACTTTGAAGCAACCTGACGATTTCCTCAAAGTACGTGAGACCCTGACTCGAATTGGTGTGGCGAGTCGTAACGAAAACAAACTATACCAATCCTGTCACATCCTCCACAAACAGGGTAGATATTATATCGTACACTTCAAGGAATTATTTCTTCTTGATGGTAAAAACTCTGACTTCTCTGAGAATGATATGCAGAGAAGAAATAGAATCACCAAACTCCTGTCTGACTGGGGTTTGGTTTCTGTTGTCAGTGAAGAAATGATTTCAGAAGCTTCTTCTGTTAGTCAAATCAAAATTCTCCCACATAAAGAGAAAGCTGAGTGGGAACTGATTCCGAAATACTCTATTGGGAGCAAAAAGAATGAAACCCCCCAGTAACGTTTCTTGCTACAACTTTCGTGTTATTAAGGTAAATAGGATTGTAGATGGTGATACTATTGATGTTACTATTGACCTCGGGTTTGATCTATACAAGAAAGAAAGAGTTAGAATTGCAGGAGTTGATACACCGGAAAAAAGGACGAGAAATTTAGAGGAGAAAGCTCTTGGAATCGATGCAACAAATTGGCTCAAAGCCCGACTCAAGAAAGCGTTGGATGACGGTGATGATATTGTTATCCGCACTGAACTTGTTGGTGGCTTTGGGAAGTACGGGCGTCTTCTGGGTTGGCTTTTCATTGGGGACATCGGCGTGTCAGTCAATGAACAAATGATAAAAGAAGGATATGCACATAGTTACGATGGTGGAACAAAAAACATGGACCTGGAAGCACTCAGAAAGATCAGAAGGTTTCATGGGACGCTCGTCTAGGAGTGCATTGTGTGGAGGTGATCCATTCATTCCTGATTCTGAATATCAAGGTGGAAAGTGTGAATTAACCTGTGATATAAATAATTCAAAACAGGACTGACTATGCAAAGAAATTATAGTATGCGAGATGCGTACAATAGTATTTACGAAAAGGAAGAATATAGTATGCAATCGACGGCACCTACCGTCGTTGAGGAAGTTATCAACTCTCTCGTAGAAGTTGGTATTCTCCAAGAGGGGGATAAGATGAGTGCTTTGGACATGGTTAAGAAGCAACTTACTGACAAATACGGTAAAGGAGCTATCGTTGATACCAAGGCACCTAAGAAAAAGGAGTCTGATGAAGAGAAGGCACAGAAAGCAAAGAATTACGCAGCAAACACAAAGGGTTATGACCCCTACAAATCTCGTACTGGAGAATCAGACTAATGCCAAGAAAGAACGACTATTCTGACTTAACCTGTTACTTGGATGCAAATCCAATTATGGACAGAGATCAAGTTTATTTCTCCGATGAGGGATGGGCTTATAGACATTACAAGAGTTATGCCAAGAGTAATGATGCCGGTGGTTTCTGGGATGAATGTATAGTAGCGGGTGAAGCTCTGTTAGCTAATGGACAACCCGACACCTCAGCTGAGGAGTTTGGTAGTACTGGTGCAAAGAACTTCCTCTTTGGTGATGGTTATCAAGGCGATGCGCCTCTAGAAATTGCAGCTAGTGGTGGTGCCAACTGGGTAGGCTCTAATGTCTATGAAGTGGGTCAAACTGTTGAAGCTCGCACTGCTGTCTACACGGGTGGTGTTAACCCAGTCACCTATCGATACAGATTCCAAACCAAAGCAGAGGGTACTAACACTTGGGTAAGCGAACCTTGGACTACTACAACTAACGCTAAGAATCCAGTCTACTATACAATCACAGCTGCTGTTGGTGAGTTGAAGTTACAGTCTCAAGCTCTTGATTCTTCTGCTCCTGCAGTCCAACTCATCAGCCCTACTGCTGCTCAGACTGTCACTAATCCGTAGAATGTAGGGTTTCCCCCACTCACAGTCAGCTTAGAAAGTGTTATAATTAGTGTGGATGCCTTCGGGGTCCACACAACACACTAACTGCCAAAAAGGAGTTAACTATGAATAACCTCACACGCTGGGAACAGTATAGCCCCGTTTCGCTTGGGCTTGCTGAGATGTTTAAGCAGCTGGATACATTCCAAGATAATGCTGCAAGTAACTACCCACCCTATAACATCATCAAAATCGATGATGTCACTCAACAACTAGAGATTGCACTTGCCGGTTTCAAACGAGAAGAAATCGAAGTATCAGTCGAAAAGAATGTTTTAACTGTCAGGACCCTCAGAGAAGGATCAGATGGTCGTGAATATGCTCATAAGGGACTTGCTCAGAGAACCTTTGCTCGTAACTGGAGACTGTCGGATGATGCTGTGGTAGAAAACGTCACTTATGTTGACGGGCTCCTCACTCTTGACATCCGAAAGGAAGTACCAGAAGCACAAAAACGTAAGTTGCTTCCTATTTCCTGAATCTAAATAAACACACCCGGACTTCTCTGTTATAATAGAGGAGTCCATTATATTGCTCTTTATTCAAACCAATGGCTGTAAAAGTATTAATCAATGCTGTCGGGCAACACATCGTGTCCGAAGTGAAGCAAGTAGAAAACAAAGATGATGGAAGTGTAGTTGGTTATTGGCTAGAAAATCCTAGACTTGTTAACTATGTTGCTAGACCAGAAGAAGAAGGCGGTGGTATCACTGTAAACTTCGGACTTGTATGCCCACTATCTGATGAACAGGCTTTCTCTGTTCGTGCAGACCATGTGGTTTCTATTCTAGAACCCAGAAGTGATGTTGTAACATCATACAATGATGTTGTGGTGCCACTACAACCCGAAGCAAATGTAAACATTGAAGGAAATGATGATGGATCTGTCGACGTTGGTGTTGAAGACGGGACAAGTCCTGGTCTCACAGATTGAAGAGTTAGATTACGAACCTAAAGTACATTTAATTCGACCATATCTGGTGTCGGGTAAAACCAAACTGGTCCTGACACCTTGGCCCGACTACATTGAAGATACACATATTCTGTTAAGTTCCGATAGTCTTTTGACGGCTGGGTCACCCACGCCAAAAGTTAGAAAGGCTTATCTTGACAAAATAGGTAAAACCGAGGAGGACTTGAAACCCAAGTCCAAATCTGTTATACTAAATGAGGAAGACCAATTTTCTCCCCTCCTTGATGAAGACGATGAGTATGAACCCGAATACGTCGAAGAGTAGTTACCTTGATGGTTTAACTCTATTTGAAGAGTCTGTGTTAAAACCAGACCCGAAATTACGGCAGTGTGCTCGTAATCAACATTGTTACAATGAGCTTATGGAAATACGTGAACAAGTTCTAGAATACCTCTCGACACTTCGTCAAGAGGTTCTTAAATGAAGTTCTATACAGTCGCAAGACCATATGGAAACAACATACTCCTGAGAGGGTGGGATGATGAAAAAGGGGGACACTTCAAAGAGAGGATCCCTTTTCGTCCCACCCTCTTTCTTCCTACAAAGAAGGAAACAAAGTATAAAACCCTCGATGGTATTAGTGTCACACCAATTCAACCGGGGTCAATGAAAGAATGTAAAGAGTTTATTACCACGTATAGTGGTGTGTCCGGTACAACTGTCTATGGTTTTGAAAGATTCGTCTATCAATTCCTGTCTGAAGAGTATGAGGGTGACATTGAGTATGACACCGACAAGATTAAATTGTGGTCTCTTGACATTGAGACCTCAGCTGAGAATGGTTTCCCCAAACCAGAAGAGGCTGCAGAGGAAGTTCTACTTATCACCCTGAAGAATTTCAGGACTAAGAAACTTATTACCTTTGGTTCTAGACCATACAAGAAGACTCGTGATGATGTCAACTATGTTGAGTGTCGTGATGAGTTTGACCTCCTCTCTACCTTTATTGAGTGGTGGGCTGGTGTTGAACCAGAGATAATCACTGGTTGGAATGTAGATGGGTTTGACATCCCCTTCCTGTGTAACAGAATCCGTAAGATTGTCGGTGAGAAACAACTCAATCGAATCTCACCCTGGGGTCTTGTTAAGTTCGATATGGTTAATAACAGCATCGGTAAACTGGTGCAGAGATACGATATTGCTGGTGTGACTATCCTTGACTACCTGGACATCTACAAGAAGTTTACCTTCACTAACAGAGAGTCTTATCGATTGGATGTTATTGCTAACATCGAGTTGGGTCAGAAGAAACTAGACCACTCCGAATTTGAAACCTTCAGAGATTTCTATACCCATGGCTGGGACAAATTTGTTGACTATAACCTAGTTGACGTTGACCTGGTGGATAAACTCGAAGAGAAGATGAAACTTATCGACTTGGTTATGTTGATGGCATATGATGCCAAGTGTAACTACGCCGATACCTTTCGACAGGTAAGGTTATGGGATATTATTATCTACAACTACCTGAAGAAGAGAGACATTGTCCTGTCACCCATTGAACGTTCTGATAAGAAAGACCAGTATGCTGGTGCTTATGTTAAAGAACCCATTCCGGGAGGTTATGATTGGGTCTGTTCCTTTGACCTCAACTCTCTTTATCCCTCCCTAATCCGATTCCTGAACATCTCCCCCGAAACTCTTTTGACTGGGAAGTTCGATGGTGCTGATGTGGAGAAGTTTATCACCAAAGATGTAGATATCTTCACACCAGAAGATGTATGTGTTGCCGCCAATGGTGCCACCTATAGTAAAGAAAAGCCCGGCATCATGCCAGAGTTGGTTATCAAGATGTATGAGGAACGTGTTGGTTACAAGAAGAAGATGTTGAAGTATAAACAGCTTCTAGTTGATGTAGAATCTGAAATGAAACGAAGAGGACTATGAAACTCCTAATAATAACCATCCTTGGGTCAACACTACTACTGGTCTTTATCGAAGGATTACACATATTCAGACACTCGGAACTTTGTAAAACCGAGGCAGAGTGGAGAAGAAGTCAACGATGAGTTATAATAACTATACTATTGCGGGGGTGACCTTATCGGATATTTAATCGGCGGCAGCGGTGAAGAGGTACAAAAGGATATCACCCAGTCGGAGAGAAGTTTATCTCATCTGACAAACGAGCAGTTGTTGGACCTTCACGAACAAACCGTGAAGGATGTTACTAAGTTCAGTAACTTCCAACAGGTAAGAAAGATTTGTCTTAACTCTCTTTATGGTGCCTTGGGTAACCAATACTTCAGACACTACAAACTAGAAAACGCAGAGGCTATTACCCTAACTGGCCAGGTAAGCATTCGTTGGATTGAAAGGAAACTAAATGAGTTTGTAAACTCTATCCTTAAAACTGAGGGGAAAGACTATGTTATCGCCTCCGACACGGACTCAATCTATCTCAATCTTGGTGATCTTGTTACTGGTGTGTTTGGTGACTCTATTGAAGACCCCAAGAGAGTTGTTGATGTTTTAGATAAGTTATGTGAGGAGAAAATCGTCCCCTTCATTGATACATCCTATGATGAGCTCTCCGATTACCTCCAGTGTTATGAAAAGACACTGGTGATGAAACGAGAGTGTATCGCCAGTAAGGGTGTATGGACTGCCAAGAAGAGATATATCTTGAATGTCTGGGATAATGAGGGTGTTCGTTATGATGAGCCTAAGTTGAAGATGATGGGTATTGAGGCTGTGAAGTCATCAACACCCGCTCCCTGTCGTAATTACATCAAAGATTGTCTTAATCTTGTGATGTCTGGAACAGAGGAGGAAGTCATCAATTACATTGAAGAGAAGAGAAAAGAACACGCTGCTCTTTCACCTGAGGACATTTCTTTCCCACGTTCAGCCAACAATGTAAATAAGTATCGGGATGGGACAACCATCTACAAAAAATCCACCCCTATTCATGTTCGTGGGTCGTTGATGTTTAATCATCTTATTCACGTAAAGGGACTGGATAAGAAATACAACCTAATTCAGGATGGTGAGAAGATTAAGTATTGTTTTCTCAAGACACCCAACCCAACAGGTGAGAATGTCATTTCATTTATCAGTGATTTTCCCAAAGACTTGGATTTACTTCAGTATGTTGATTATGATATAATGTATGACAAAGGTTTTATCGACCCACTAAGATCCATCCTAGAATGTATCGGGTGGAAAACAGAACACACAGCAACACTTTTTGACTTCTTCACATGACTTTTATTAAAGATCTAATCACAGACATTGGTGACGAGTATGCAACAATCGCATCCAATATTGACGAAACTGAAAGATTTATTGATTCAGGTTCGTATATTTTTAATGCTCTTATTAGTGGCAGTATTAACGGTGGCTTTTCTGGTAATAAGATTACCGCAATCGCTGGCGAGAGCTCTACAGGAAAGACTTTCTTTGCATTGGCGGTCGTTCGTAGCTTTCTTGCTAGTAACCCTGATGCTGTTTGTTTATATTTCGACACCGAGTCTGCTATCACACGTTCTCTCCTCGAATCCAGAGACATCGACACTGACCGAGTTGTTGT